AGAGATACACCTTCTGCAAATGCCGAGAATATTGGTAATGACCTAGCTACTTCTTTTCGTGCTATAGGATTTGTTTGTAAATCCGTATATGTCCATTCAGCAGTAGTAGATGTTAGAAAATCAAATTTTTGTGCGATTGCAGGTTCGTGTAGGAAAGCTTCAAAATCTTCTAATCCCAAAGATTCGTTTAGGTATGAATATGCAGTTGCATGAATTGTTTCTTGCGAACCGAACATCATAGCCATTTGTTTAATTTCATGTTTAGGAAACCACTTAGTAACCATCGTAGTCCAATAATCGGATACCGCACATTCTGTTTGTGCGAATCCTAAAAGAATATTTCCAACTAAATGTTTTTCAGATTCATCAAGATTCTCATTCCAATCTTTTAAATCTCCCTGCATTGGTATTTCAGTATGTAACCAAAATGCTTGAGCTTGTTTTAACCAACCTTCGGTATAATAGTGTGGATATTCAAATGGTTTGAATGGGATTCTTTCTGTAAATAGCTGTGCCATAATTTTGTTTTTATTGTTTTATTTAGTTGTTGTGGGTTATAATATATATGGATTAAAAATCAATATCTTTGTTCATTTCATTATATTTTTGTAACAAATTCTTTCTTACTAACTCACCCCCATTGTTCATATCCTTTTGAGTGTTTTTACCATCAATGGAGTCATCATTGTAGATATCAATCCTACCTGTACTCATATTAGCTTTTGAAGGTAAAGTCATTCCATCAGGTCCAAATCTATTTTTTATTACGTGCCATCTACCTGTACCTGCTAATTTATCCTCAATCTTTCTACTTAATGATACTACAAAATCTGCAGTCATCAATTTTGAGAATGAACCAGCTATAGAAGTACCAGTAATAACATCTTGCTCTGCTCCACTACGATTTATCTGAGATGCTGTAAATAATGGAACTTCGTATTCACCCGCAATACCTCTTAATCCCTCAACAATCTCTTCTAACTCTTCGTGTCTTTCTTTTCTACTATTACCTTTTAACAAATCAGCGTAATCACATATAATCAAATCAGGAGATTTACCTTGCAGCTTCAATTTATCTAATGATGCTCTCATAGTATTCAATCCAGCAGATTTAGTAGGCCAATGTTTTACAACGATATCACCACTTAACTTCTCTACTTGATTTCGTACTTCATCTATTTCAAATTTAAGTTTAGGTACGGGTATTCCAGTTAATACTGAATCGTATCTCTGTCCCACATATCCTTCGTTAAGTTCTAATGTATAATGAACTACAGTCTTACCAGCTTTAGCAGCTGCCATACCAACATTCACCAATGCCCAAGATTTACCAATACCCGGTGGAGCTGCAAATATTATTAATTCACCTTTACCAAAACCACCATCTACTAATTCATCGATAACAGGCCAACCACAAGGAACTACATCCCTAACAGTTGATTCGTATCTTTCAATAATGTTTTCTTTGTACTCATGCCCAATATCAGTATCCTGCCCCGCTTTCATAGCGTTATCAATCTTCGATTTAATTACATCGAATTTGCTATCACCACTTTCTTGCAATAAATCTACGGATTCTAATATAGCATTTTTGAATGTTTGGTTTTTACAGAATTCTAAAGATTGTTCTTTAACGTACTCTAAATCATCTGATTCTAAGCCGTTCCAAACTTGCTTTAGGTTATCTACTATAGATTGTTTGAGAACATCCCTCTCAACCTTATCTACTTCGTTTTTAAACACATCTAATGTAGGTAGTTGCTGAAACCCATCAAAATGCGATAGGGTTTTTGTAACTATCCATTCATGTGCCTCAGAATCAAACATCTCAGGTCTGATTATATCATACACCTGTTGTAAGAATATTCTATCTGCTAAAAGAGATGAGATTATCTTTATTTGAAATGATGTACCAAATTTATTTCCGAATTTATCCATATTGTACCAATATACGATTTATTATTGTAACTACCAAATTATTTTCTGGTTTGTTTTGAATATTTATCCAAATCACCCCAAGTGTTCACTAACCATGTTTCTACATTCTTAAATGCAGTATATAGTTTATCAACCATAAACTCTTTTTTGAATTCAAAAGAATTTAATCCGTTGATTGGTGTATCAATGATATTTCGTACATTTGATGTAATCGCTGAACCCATTATTGGTTCTGATAACTGCATTAAATCATAGTTTAATTTCAAAGTATCGGTATGTTCCAATATTTTGTTTTTCAGTTTCTCATCATCCATTTGAGATACCTTTTCTAATAGGGTATCCAATGTTAATCCATCCGATTGAAGGAAATCTAATTTATTTATTAGTGTTTTAGGTCCGATTCCCCTTACGCCAGGAATATTATCGGATTTATCACCATCAAAAATTCTATAATATACTAAATTCTTTGATGGAACTCCATATAACTCTTTTACATCCTCTTTGAACATCATCTTCTTCTTAGTTGGTAGATATACTGAAATTCTATCATCAACTAATTGTAAGAAATCCTTATCAGAGGAAATTATCAAAACTTCTTTTTTAAATATATGTCTGGCAGCGTATGCCATAATATCATCTGCTTCGATGTAATCAATATAACACAAATCAACAGGCAATAACTCTAAGTATTTGATTAACGTATTAAAGTTACGTTTCATAGATTCTGCTTGGTCTTCTAAATCTTCGTAACCAACCAATCTATTAACTTTGGTTAATCCTGTTCTACCTTCTTTGTATCCCTTATACATCTTCTTTCTACGTTGAGAACCACCCTTACCATCAAAAACTACCAACACTCTAGTTGGTTTGTTCTTACGAATAAGAGCGCCGAGGGATAACAGACAACCTGTTACCCCACCGACGTGCTCTCCATCATCATTCAGAGTTGGAACTGCTCCAAAACATCTGATGAACAAATTCAATCCATCTACAATCATAACTTTATCATTAACGTTCCTTTTGGGAGTTTCTGATAGTTTATTAAACATTTCTTTGTAATTAGATTTCGTGTCCTTCATCGAGTTTTGTTGAGTCTGTGTTTGCATTCTCAGTTGCTTCTTTATATCCTAAGATATATGCATCACAGATTTGTTTATACATTTGTTCCTTTACCTCTGGTCTTTCTTCTAAGATTTTAGTGAAGTTCTTAGCTTGGAATTTAATCTCTTCTCCAGTTGATTCATCAACCCAAGTATACCAAGCTCCACTTATCTGTATCAACTTATATGTTTTCATAGTGTTCAACCACGAACCATATCTATCAATACCTCTATCAAAGTAGATTTCAAAATCAACTGCTCTTAGTGGTGGTCCCATTCTGTTCTTAATGACTTGTACTCTAGTCTTAATACCAACAGTTTGTTCAACACCCCCAACTTTAGAATTGAGTTTACCCATTTGTTTCATTCTCAATCTACAAGATGCATGAAAACCTAATGCTTTCCCACCTGATGTAGTGTAAGGGTCTCCAAAGGATACTCCCAACCTAACTCTAAGTTGATTTGTAAATACAACCAATATTCTCTCTCTACCAATAAGATTTGTAATCTTTCTCATTGCTTTTGAGATAATGATTGCTTTTTGAGTAGCATAACCAGCTTGGTCATAATCAGCTGCCATCTCTACTTTAGTAGTTGCTGCCGCAACAGAATCAACTACTATTGTTACCAATTTATCTTTATTAGATTTTCTAATTGATTCGATAATTGAATCCATAGCATCAAAGATATCTTCTACTGCTTCCAAAGGTACATAAAGTAACTTCTGAGTATCAACACCTAATGCTTCTAAGAATTCTTGGTTAATTGCGTTCTCTGTATCAATATACACTGCTAACCCACCCTTCTTCTGAGTGTTTGCTAATGTATGTGCTGCTAACAGAGATTTTCCACTCGCTTCTAAACCAGTAACCTCTACAATACGTCCAACAGGAAATCCACCATTAGGTCGATTTGATATAGCTAAATCTAACATATCATCTCCAGTTGACACCCACTCTGTTAAATCGGTGGGTGTCTGTTCGGAGCCATCAAGAAAGTAAGCTACTTTTGCTTGTCCTTTGAACTTCTTATTAAGGTTATCAGCTAATAGCGATGATAATTCATCACGATTTGTTTTAGCCATTCTTAATGTTTTTAGTTATTGAATAAATCCTCAAATGCGTCTTTTACATCTGTGGTTGTAGAATTACTCGCAGCTGCTGCAGGTGCAGGTGCTGATTGAGTAGTGTTTTGAGTTGGTGTAGATTCTTCTTCTTTAGAATCATCCCCTACAGTACCATGCTCCATCCAAGTTTCCAATAAACCTTTCATATCATCATAAGTATATTTCTTAAACATACCTGGTAATTCAATTTGGTCTTTTACAGATTCTAAAACGTTTTTATCTTCTGTAATTGGAGTTTGGTTTGGTTTAACTCTGATATAAGTTT